ATTTTTGAAAATCAGCCCAAAATTGTTTATCTTTTATATCGTCCATTACTGTATTTTCTTCTTCATACAAATCAATCCAAAATTGTTTATCTTTTATATCGTCCATTACTGTATTTTCTTCTTCATATTGTAATATTACTTTTGATTCTTGAATATTATTTTCAATAATATAATTAGTAGGTTCCATATCGGCAAATAAGAAAGGTTCCATCGGAATTGATATACAAATACTTGGCACCAATAATGTCAGATATTTCAAGATGTGCATGATATTCATAATATTCATAATGTTGTTTAATATTCTTATAAATATATTTCAAATTTACTATAAATTTGATTTAGATTATAGAGAACTTCCAAATATCTAATACAATGAACTTTATCATTTACATTCTATTTATTCTGGAGATTGTTTCACAAATTCACGGGTATAATTACGATAAATATAATGGGTTCAACGGTTATACAGGTAATACTGGATCTTTGAATCATAATCCTCATATGCAGGACAAAATCAGATCCAGTTTTAAAAGGCGTAATATACTTGGTCAAAAGTCAGATAGTGGTAAAACAAAACACATACCATTTTATTCAAAATATAATAAAAGATATGGTAATTTAGATAGTAAAACACACTTCATAGAACCTACGAATGACCCTAAGGTAAATGAATACATATTAAATAAAAAACTTATAAGTGAACCTATTAAAATTGATGATGATGATCTAATCAGAGTTTTACCTGTAAAATATTATGATAAATATTCATTCAAAGATAATTGGGCTAATTCCTGGAAAGATTCAGATGTATGGTAAAAACCCACTAATACTAAATTTGAATAAATATAATAATATATATTTTTTTTATAAATATGGTTGATATTATTAGAATACCTAATATTTCGAGGTACACACAAGAAATAATCAATGATGAATTAATACTTACTCCGAAAAAAATATGTATAGAAGAAGAAGATTTAAATAAATTATGTTTAACATCATCTAATATAAATGAATGTAAAGTTAAAAATTATGAAAATATTATATCTAATAAAAATAGATACAGGTCCATATTAAATGATATATGGAAATCGATGCCAACTCAAAAAATGTTACAAAATACAACATTCAATTGTAAATTGTCTGACGAAAAAGGATTAAATGGATACAATTGGAATAAAGATTTAAATATGTCTATTCAAGGGAAGGACGCCAATAAAACTATGATAGAACTTATTAAAATGGTTAAATTAAATAAATACGGTTTAGATATTTCTATAACATTAAAAGATGGTGAAATAATATATTTTAAAATAGAGTGATTAATCAATTCCTTTCAACATCTTACACCATTGCGAAGGATCATTCTTATCTGGTGGTGAATTAATATATTCCCATATAAATACTCCTTTCATCTTTGGATATGTTTTTTTAACTTTTTTGACTTCTTCTAATGATGTATTAAAATCATCATAATCTCCTCCTAACATACCGAATACAACTTTTTCAGGTGGGTATCCATTTTTTATAATACTATCATATGTTTCTAATGTATATGAATTATAACATTGAGTATTAAACCATTTAATATATTTGCCTTCTTTAGAATTATATAATTCTTTGTATGAAAATCCACCCATGCTGGAACCATCTGTCATTAACGAATCTGCTACAGGCGCCATAGTTATAGTGAAGTCTTTTCCGAAATCTTTAATTAATGTATCAATTAATTTTTTTACATCATTGATATCCACACCTTCTTCGATATCTAAATCAATGCCATATATAAATGGATATTTTCTTAAAAGTTTAAATAATAACGGATAATATAAATCAAAATTACTGAATAAAGCACCATAAGCACCGCCAGCACCACCAACCATTAATATTATTTCAACTCCTTGTTCATATACTTTTTGTAATTCTATCCATACATTATCAAATCTTGGTGAATCCGGATCATAATTATTCAAATGAATATATGGATCATTTTTGTATGAGGAAAAATGAATAGATGATAATATAATTGTATCAATATCTTGAATATGTGAATATAGTTTTTCTAATCCACAGAAACTTTGATAATAATAAATTGTTTTCATATTTATAAATTATATTATAAATATAATATTTAAATAAATTTTATGATATTCATTAAATAAATTTGAAATGTTCATTTAGTTTATTTATAAAGATTAAAGTACTGATTTGAATATATTTTCAACCAGTAACTATACGCCACCACCCACATACTCATAGAATATCTGAACGCAGAATACAGAATACAGAACACGAAAACATGTCTTCTAAATATACTTTCTATGAACAGCAGATTGAGATGTCCAACCGGATCTTAAGTGCTTTTACATCAGGCGAGGGAGAACTCTACGGAATTCTTCTTGCTCAGATGCAAAGTGGGAAATCTGGAACGTATTTCCACCTTGCTCTTGAATCCATTCACCGTGGGTTCTTTGAGAAAGTGTATATCATATGTGGAAGTCGTGATACGGCACTTCGGGAACAGACAAAAGATGGACTATCATCTGCCATAAAGAAATTCATCTCTGACAAAAAACTAGGTTTTGATGATGGATTCGTGCTGATGGAGAATCTTCAGAAATCCATTCAAGTCTACTGGAATCAGGAACTCAAGGATGTTACCATCTGTGACAAGTGTCTTATCATCAATGATGAGTCTCACACTGCTCAGAGTAAGTGTAATATTCCATTTAAAGAATTCTGGAAGAAAAATAAATTGGCCGCGTGCCTCCATGGTGACTTTTCTGCTCTGCGTATTAGAGATATCCGGGTCCTGTCCGTCTCGGCTACTTCATTCTCGGAGTGTGTGGAGAACCAAAAGGTATCAATCGGTATGGACATCCAGGAAGGTACTCACCTCTCAACCAAGAATGTGTTCATTATGGATCCCGGACCAACCTATATGGGTGTTTCTAACTTTCTTAGCAGTGGAAATATCCATTTCGAATCCGAACCAATCTCTGAGAAGACAAATGGTGATCATCTCTGTTCCGTTCTCTTGAATGAAAAGTATGCGAAAAAGTATTGTCTCGTCCGTACAGCCAGAGCCACTCTTGATGCGGATCTTGTTAAATCTATAGCAGATCGCTCTGGAGTTATCTACAAGGAAGTATACGGTGATAAGATCAAAGATTCACTAGGGTTTCTATCAAATGCTCCTCGCCATACTACACTCGTACATATCTGTGGTATCGCGCGGATGGGTCAAGAATTGGACAAGACTCATATTGGTTTTGTCTATGAACAGTCTAAGGATCCTGCTATTGACACTCTCCTACAGGGTCTGTTGGGGAGGGCATGCGGACACAATACCAATCCAGATGTGGACATCTATATCTCTTCCAAAAGAGAACGTGAAGTTCGTGATTACGGCGCGGCGGTAAACCTCTCAGAAACAGAGTGCTTGACAGAATTTGCTAAAATCCGACCCGCTCTCAATGTAAAAGCAAGTGCAGGACGAAAGCACACGTCCGGGGATACAATAATTGATAAAAACGAAAAATTTTGGCGTAAGATGATCCCTCTCAAGTTCCCCTACTCATTACTGGGAGAGGCGGTTGAAAAAATAACTCATCAACAGATATTAGCTGTCTTCAAGGAACATCCTGAACTTATCGAAGGCAACCCAGACAAGCAGTTCATTATGGAAGAGTTAGAAAAACCCGATTATAGTGACTGCGTGTCTAACCGTGACCTGCGTGAAGACTCATACATAACTCGTGGGACGGCGATAAACCTTGATGCGGCCATCTCAAAAGGTGAACGCAGTACTGACTGGTTCACAAATGTTGTGTGCGACCACAAAACACCTGATGTTGTACCGTTCACTGTATTACAATCTAAGGACCGAACAGAAGTCTACTTCATTGGATTCTCTCCAAATGAAAAAATGACGCAGACTCTGTGGAAGAACCAACTGGGAATGAATAATACACTCAAGAAGTGTAACTACAATCCGGCATATGTGGTGGTAACCGAATCCGGTAAAAAAATTCATAATGTAAATGGTGGTCAACTAATAGTGTTCCCCAAAGAAACTGCTGAAAACGATGTTCTTTTCCATGAAGAATTAAGCAAGGCAGTACAGAGGTCCAAAGAAAACCCACTCGTACAATGCGAAGTTACTTCGATATACTGTAACGGAGCAAAAGAGTTCAAAGGTATACGTCTATGCAATCGAGTATTTGATCAAGGTAAAATTGATGACATTACTAAGAAAATTGAGACGGAGTATTCTATTAAAATTAAGTATACAAAAACTCGTGGTCCTCAACCGACAGGATATTACCAATTCTCTTCTATCTCTTGGTAATTATATATGATGAAAAAAACCAAAAAAACCAAAAAAACCAAAAACCAAAAAAACCAAAAAAACCAAAAAAACCAAAAAAACCAAAAAAACCAAAAAAACCAAAAAAACCAAAAAAACCAAAAAACAAAATAAAAAGGAATAACAAAACTTTTTTTTATAATTATATTATATATTATATATGTATCTTACATTGAGTAAATGGTTAAGTTTATTTAAATGTAATAATGTAACTTATGCTGAATTTATAAAGAAATTGAGGATGAAGCGGGGTAATGGTATAATAGTATATGTAAAAGATACTGATAAAAAGGTATCAACTAAATTCTTTAAAATATTATATAAATCGATAGTTTCAGATAAGGTATCATATCTAACTAATTTTTTTAATAGAAATCTATTAATCAAAGATGTTAATTTTTCATTATGTGTAGATAATAATAAATTTACAGAAAATAAAAATGTCGTAAGGAATTTATATTATAAGGAAATATTACAGGATACTGGAACTTCTCAACCAAATTTGAGGTCATATTTAGAAGTATTAATAGACTTATTTAAATATCACATATTGGATTATAAATTATTAACTCCATCAGGGATGTCCATGATCGAAAATAAAAAATTGCCATCCATATTATCAGGGTTTTACTTTAAAGCTTCCATTATGAATCCTATAGTTCCATATTCATTATCTAAATTATATGATTATAATTTCAAGGTATTAACACCAACAATTGGATGGAGTTCATATTTATTGGGAATGATGAAAAATGAATATTTGAATACTTATGTTGGTATAGATGTTATTAAAAAAGTATGTGATAATACTGTTAAAATTTGTAAACAAAATAGTACTAAATGTGATATATATTGTAAACCTAGTGAAGATTTATACACTGATATGAAATTTATGAACAAATATAAATCAGATATAGATTTTGTATTTTTTTCACCACCATATTATGAATTAGAATTATATAAAGGTAATGAACAATCCACAAATAGATATAAAAGTTATGGAGAATGGTTAGAAAAATATTGGAGAATTACTATGAAATTATGTTATGAATGTTTAAAAAATAATAGATTTATGATGTATATAATATCAGGATATAATGATAAAGGTAAATATGTTAATCTTGAAAGAGATATGAATAAAATAACAAAAGAAATAGGTTTTAATTATATTAGCAAATTAAAAATGAAAGGATCTAATGTAGGTATAACTTCTCACAGGACTGTTAATGAACAAATCTTTATATTTTCGAAAGGTACAATTGATAAAAAAATATTAAATAGACATATTAATAAATTAAAATGTGAAAGAACAAAAACCAAAAACAAAAAAACAAAAAAGAAATAATAATAATATTTTTTTATAATAATTTAATATGCCAACTGAAATTATTTCCGGATTATGGTTTGGAGATATTGATTCATTAAAAAATCCCAATTTTTTTACAGATAATGATATAAATATTATTATAAATTTAACAGATTGTAATTTTAAAATAGATAAAAAAGTTTCATATATCAATGTACCATTATCAACATATAATATTTATTCAATGAAAAATGTTATAGCTAAAATAACGGAGAACATTCATAATAATATTGAATTAAATAATATTTATGTATATTGTTTGAATGGGATAACAATCTCTCCATTAGTATGTTCATTATATTTATTAAAATATGGTAAATTAAATAAATATGATATCCCGCCAATATTGAAATCTAAAAATGATCAAGTATTAATTAATATTGATGAATATGATAATTTAATATAATAAACCCATTGCTGATATGACAAGTTAATTAATTATTAAAATAATATGTATATATATTATATAGAATGTCTGGAAATCAAATACAACTTGTAGCAAGAGGTAATATTGATGCTTCTCTTACTGGTAATCCTTCGATTACTTTCTTTAAATCAGTATACAGAAAACATACTAATTTCTCTATGGAGGATATGGTTGTAGATACAATAATCCTGCCGCTAGCAGGTAATAAATATCCTGTGAAAATTCCAACAGGTACAGGTGATTTATTGTACGGAACAAATTATATATTAAAAGGAAATCAAACATATTGCGGTAATGGTGTAGGAAATGTTTCTACGGCTGTTATAGATAATATTTCTTTTGTTATTAATTCCAGGGAAATTGATAAAACATATGGTCATTTTCTAGAAGTATATCATGAATTAAATCAAGAAAATCCAAATTCAACTGTTGCTAGTTTGGGTAGGATTGAAGATTCATCTCTATACCACATAGCACATATCGAGAACGCGAGTTCGACTTTTCCCAACTCGTCGATGGTACAACCAACTAATATTATGCATTCATTAGGCTATCCCCCAACGCATTTTCAGAGAATGTCTAAATGTGGTGGTACTTATTGCCGACCCCCCCCAGATGTAGATATATTAGGCGAGTGTACTGTACCTCTAAATTTTTGGTATTGTAAATCACCTGGTTTAGCAATACCATTATGTGCTTTACACAAAAGCACATCTGTAGAATTATATGTACAATTTTCTGGGAAAGGAGATGCGAATTGGGACGACGGGTTTGAAAGGACCACGACCGGAAATGGGTCAATAACATACGACCGGCTGCTCTCGGGCGGGACGACGGACCTTCAGGTAATGAATATATATGATAAAGACAAACTAAAACCTATTTTGGGCCACACGAGCGGTAAATTTAGTTTTAATGTAGATATTTCAGTTACATATATATATTTAGATAATATGGAAAGAAAAAGATTTTCTCAAAGTTCTCACGAATATTTAATAGAACAATTACAATTTCAATATGAAAATGGTCAAAGCAATAAGGATATAGATATTTCTTCTTTTCAGCACCCGGTAAAAGAATTAATATGGACTGGGCAACCATATTTAAGGGCCCATATAATATCTGGTTCTGGTTCTGGTTCTGGTTCTGGTCCAATCGACAATTTGAATGATGGCACGAATGCTCATCTATCAGGTGTGAGGTGGGTTTTTGGTAATGCAGCTGGTGATAATTGTTTATATGGTGGCGGGATCAATGGGGCCGGTAAATTATTTGGGGACTCTGAGAGGAAAGCATGGGATTCTCAGGGAGATGGTAAATTTGTACAAGGTCTATTAGGACCCAGTACACCTGATTGCCTCGATTATGTAACATATAAATTAAAATTTAATTCAACTGATAGATGTCGAGCCAGACCATTACAATATTTTACTAGAGAAAATGTTTATAAATACCATAAGGGTGGGTGTATATCTGTTCCAGATAGTATAGCAGTATATTCATTTGCACTAAATCCTACAGATACCTCTCCTAGTGGTACGTGTAATTTCTCTAATATTGAGGATATTAAAATTGAAAGAGGCGCCAGTGGCGCCGCAAAATATAAAAAAATAAATATTTATGCTATAAATTACAATATTTTGAGAATAGTTAATGGTAAAGCTGGTATATCTTATTTTTAGGTATAGTTTTGTAAATAAAATAAATTATAAATATATATATGTCAAGTTGTTCTTCTATTATTCTTAAAAATAATGGAAATGTTACATTTGTTTCAAATCCGAGTATAACATACTTTAAAAGTGTTTATAGAAAACATACTAAATTTAGTATTGATTATAAGGAGGAGGCGGGGGGAAACTTCACCACCGGCACCGGGCCTATAACTATTGAATTAAATTATGCTGCTGATTTATTATGTGATATATCACTCAGAGTACAATATAAGCCGGACCTGCCGGTCGAATCACTATCCATCCCCCACGATATAGCATTACATTTAATCAAGGATATAACATTAAATTTACGCGGCCAGCTTTCAGGTTTCGATGAAATAGATAAACGCTATATAAACTTCAATGCTATGTTAAATAACCCTAGTCCGTTGAAGGCAACTTATACTGTCGAATCAGACGGCAAATTAACTTGTAATAATGGAAATAATTTTCAAAATATGGCATTATGCGGAGGGATTACAGGTTCGTCGGGGAATCTAGATAATATTCAAACCATGGATGCTATTATACCTTTGCCATTTGCGTTTTCTAAATCCATAGGTACGGCTATTCCATTATGTGCTTTAAATCAGACAACAATGAAGCCCCAGCTTATTATTACCCCCGCCGATGACAAGGACTCCGATACAGGGTGGACAGAAAACGTCTCGTCGTCCTTTTATTATTCTACTATATCTAAATTTATATTTTTATCTGATGAAGAAATTTCAAGATTCAAAAGCGCCAGATTAGAATATTTATATGAAAGAGTTGTCAGGTTGACCACCAGTACGAGTACAGGAACAGTCAATATTTCCAGGCTAAATAACAAACACCCCATAAAACAAATTATTTTAAATCGGCTCTCCGGTCACATTAAATATGAAATGTTTATAAATAATACAGGGGGGTTCTCTGACGCAATTAATCATGCTTTTTTTGAAAAAGTGGAAATATTAAATAAATTCAAAGGGCAGTGGATCAAGGGTAGAGGGCAGAGTGGGGGAGTGGGTATAATAGATTTTTCTTTGAAAAATACAGAAGGACCTTCTGGTTGTATTAGTCCAAGTAATAATGTTATAAATTTAAAAATTACCGGCGTGGAGGGGATGGAGAGTACGTGGTCAATCGATATATATACAGTATGTTATTATCTATTACGTATATCCGATGGAGAATTAAGTTACGTGTTTAATTAATATTTTTTATATAATAATTATATATATATATATATTATATGGGGAGCGGATCTATAGGGACTATTAGTTTAATGACACAAACTGGAGAATTCGAGCGTAAATATTTTATAAGTAACCCTGACATTACTTTTTTTAAAAGTGTGTACAGAAAACATACAAATTTCAGCAAATATTTATTGCGCAAGGAGAACAATGTGGAGACGGGGGAGCGGAAGCAGTACACTATTCAAACAGGATCAGATGATTTATTATCTAAAGTTTATCTTGAAAATAAATATAAATTTACACCGTCGGGGTCACATGTATCGTGGACGGTCTATGCAAATTTGGGGTCTAATATTATAGACGACCTATCAGAAGATAGTTTATCAATAGATATAGATAGTAACAAAGGGATATTCAAATCGAATGGCTTATTTCAAGAAGTAAAGGGAGAATTGGATAACCAAATGTCATTAACCACATCCGCCTCATACACTCATGCCCCAGGGTTGGAAATAGATCAAAATAATATTATATCTTGTAAAAATGGATCTCATTATAATTATACTACATTATCTGGTGGAGTTAGGGGTATAACATTGTACAGCGACGGGGTCCGCGCGGGGAGCTCAATCGATACTGAACTTTTCTATACAATACCTGAATTTAGTTTTATGAAAGATTATGGTTTAGCCCTGCCTTTATTATCTTTGAGAAATGCTGATATTACTTTTAATGTCAAATATCAAGAATTTACTAGGATCTCTGATGCAGCAAAATCTGGCGTAGAAGTGAGCCTCGTAAGTAATTTTATACAAGAATTAATACAATTAGATACGGCTGAAAAAAGTAGATTTTTAACTAGTCAGTTAACTTATTTGACAGAGAATATATCACAGACGCAAATCACGGACGCAACGCAAAATATAACCACCACATTTAAATTATGCAAGTATTTATTTTTAGTAGGGGCGCCGGACACCACCCCTGATTCGTGGAACGCGAGTCAATCACTTACCACACTGCAGCCGGTAAAATTTAGCGGATTAAATATTAGTTTGGACAGTAACCTTCTATATCCTGGAGAAGGGAAAGTCCCCGCATCAATTTTTACAAAACTGAATATTAATAAATATTTCATTGGGTGTGGACGAGACCTAGGGGGGGCTCACAGTAAATCATTAGGTCAATCAGATACAATTGCTATGGTTCCATTTTCGATTGAACCGCTCAATTTTACTCAACCATCTGGATGTGTTTCCATATTGGGAAATTCTAATAGAATATCGTTGGAGCTGCGCGACAAGGGCCCGACCCTTATGTTATTTGCAATAAATTATGGTATTTTACAAATATCTGACGGAAAGGCTCAATCACAATATTCTTAAATGTATTTATGTACTAATTTATTAACAAAGAAAAATATAACAGCTGCCACAAATGTTTTCAATAATATATATATATTATTATTTTCTATAGATAATGCATCACATATTAAAGTATTTACTTGTACTAAATTTAGTAACATAAATATTACAAAAAATATAATTGAACTTTTAAATTCATCTAATAATGATGTATTATCACAAATATTTTTATTACCGGGGTGATCTCCGATATCCATTCTAATTTTCTCTTGTTCTTGGATTTTTTCAATTTCCATTTGTTTCCTCATCATTTGCTCGTGCATTTGTTGCTGTTTAACTCTTTCCATCTGTTGTTGTTGTTGTTGTTGCTGTTGTTGTTGTTGCTGTTGTTGTTGTTGTTGTTGTTGTTGTTGTTGTTGAGCATTCACCATTTGCTCTTTATCTGAATTTATTTCATTCAAAATTGAATTGACAACATCATCATCTTCATCCATATTGGAATTTTGTCCACCACCTCTCATTAATTCCTCTATTGATGTTCCACCACGACTTTCCATTTTATAATTTAATTATTCATTAAAAAATTTTAATTTAAACTAACTATAACTAAATCATTATCAAACTTACCATATAAGAAACATCCCATTATAATACCTATTAATATTGATATAAAATATTTTAAATATTCTTTCATATATATATTTATATTACATTTTTATTACAATATTTTCTTCAATATTTTTATCTGTAACATATTTTATAAATATAGTTAATGATAAAGCAATTAATAATACTTTTGTATTGATAATATTATTTAAGTCTAATTTCATTTATATATATTACATATAAAAAATAATGGCAGACATGGATAATATTCTTGATTTATTCGATTGTAATGATAATAATAATGATAATCACTCAGATATACCTATAAATGAGAATTATTTTATCGCTGAAATACTAAAACTTATAAAAGAAAGTAATGATTTCCCATTATATATTTATGTAATGATTAAATCATTATTACAAAAAAAAGAATTATTAAATAAAAATCAGATTAAAGAAATTATAGATATATTAGGAGTGAAACCGGAAATTAAAGAAGTTATTAAATATAAAGAAAAAATTGTTTATAAAGAAAGAAAGAGTAGGGTTTATGAAGGGGATGATTATTAAAAATATCTAATTTTTTAAATTTGATTTAAAAGTAAAATAATACACATATCAAAAATATGTCAGCCATTTCTGAAATTCAAGGTGTACTTAGCGAAATGGTTTCTCGGACCGTAATTGATAATATTGATTGTATTAGAGGTGAAGAAAAACCTGAAATAATTGGTAATTTTCTTAAAGAATATTTAAATATTGATCAAGATATAACTGTAACTGAATGTTCAAATTTTTCGACTAAATATAAAATAAAAATATATGGTATAGATATTTTATATACAATATGTGATTCGGCTGGTTCAAGCCCAGATTGGATTATATATATGAAAGAAGGAAAACATATTTTCTGTGAAGATACTAAAGCAGGATTATGCGAATCTGGAAATAATGCTCAATTTCAAAGATTTACTAAATTTGTGCCTGTCTTGGTAGATGAAAAATATCATAAAGTTTATTACTTAGATAATAATGACAAACACGAAAAAATAAATGAAGAAAAATGTAAGGGTAAACCAAATAAAACAATAGTCGCAATGAGATTATGGAAAACTTGTGGTATAGAGTTAAAAACTAATAATCCATTATTACAAACCAATTTAGATAAATTTATTAAACCTTATAGAGATTTAAAAGAACTAATAAATAATTGGAATACTGCTGCTTGTAAAACGACGAATGGTAGTACTAAAGGGAATATATGGAAAATATTTAATGATAATGGTATCATTAATATAAATAATTTTGTAGTTACAAAGCCTCAGGGAAACGGAAAAATCACTTTAGCAAATGATCCGGGTATTGGTACAATATTATTAGTTATATGTTCTTGTATAGCTTATGGGTCAACAGACTTTATTATTGATAATAAAATATGCGACAGAGAAGACCATAAATATTGTATATCTCAAAATATGATTAATGATAAACGTGAAACAACTATGAAATTAATTAATAGTATCCTTTGCATCCAAGAAACTTTTAATGTTTCTATTAAAATTAATAATATAGTGTTACCTGATACTCCACCTTGCTATAATACATTCTTTAATTGCGAAACTAAATCGGAAAAGGTTGTTAATATCTGGGAAGAAAAAAAACTTAGAGATGCCAATAAAATAGTACCATTTTGTAATCATGCAAGGGGGTCATTAGAATATATCAAAATATGTGGAAAAGAATATACTATTCCTAATAAGGTATATACACCTGATTTAATTTGGATAGATATCGAGCATGAAACCATTTATTTCGTAGAAGCAGAAAAATATAAAAACTATAATAATGGGAAAAAACAAATAGAATCATGGAAATCAGGTACAGAAAAATCAATTACTACAAGAGAATTCTTTAAAGAAGTATTTCAGAACACACATTATAAAGATTATTCTCACAAAGCATATATTACATTATATATTCAAGATATAACTAATGATGATATAAATGATATGAAATATGTAAAACATATATTAGATAGTAATAGAGTATTTAGAACAAATACTGCTGTAGAATATTTAGATCTTAATAGTTCATTATAATAACTTCATTCTTTTCGTTCTTTCCTCTCTTTGATTTATCTCCTGATAATGTTCGTGCAACTGCCAATGTATGTATTTTAAAATGATCTTCTTTAAAATTATTTTTTATATAATCTGAATTAGAATTACTCATCATAAATTTGGCACCTTTTTTATGAATATTATGGCACAATTTAATCAATCTATCATGATCTGATTGACCGAAACCTTCTGGTGTGTAATCAGTGAATGAATTTTCTTTTAATGGATAATATGGTGGATCAATATATACAAAATCACCTTCTTTAATTTTACTATATGACGATTCGAAATCGGCATTAATGATTTTTATATTTTTATTAGATAAATATTTTGCCATACTATTTATATTTTCTTCGGTCGGCATATTGATATTTTTTCTATTGCCAATAGGGATATTATAATTACCAGTGTTTGCGTTCTGTCTCCATCCACCACAATAACATGTTCTCATGATAAATATGAATAATACAACCTGTTTTATTGTAGTTGGATTATTTATATTAATATTGAATTCGTCCCTTTTTTTATAATAATATATATCTCTTGGATCACCTTTATTTTCAAAATCTGGTAAATTATTCCATTCGTCTTGTATTGTTTTCAGCTGTTTAATTAGACTTGTAGTGTTGTTTTTGGTTTTTTGGAATGCATTACATATATTAGAATTTAATTCATATGCAAATGCTATTTTAGGTTGAAATCCTAATAAAACAGATCCTGACCCTAAGAATAATTCATAATATACATTATATTCTTTAGGAAATAATGGTAATATTACATTTAATAATCTTGATTTACCTCCAACCCAATGAGCCAACGGTTTAATTACTTGAGTAATATCCTGTTCTTCATTTAATATTTGAACAGGTTCATTTGGAATTATATCGTCTATCGTAGCTATAATATTACCTCCATTATTATACTCAATGACAGACTCAGTTATTTCGTCCCAATTAGTAAGAGAAGGTATAGAATCAGTTGGTGTGATCGATTCTGTGAATTCTGGTTTTATAAATGAAGGATTATATTTAAATATATTATCATAATATCCTTTATCTATTTCCGAACCTATAAATTTACGATTAGTATTATGACAAGCGGTAGCAGTGGTCCCACCACCCAAAAATGTATCACAAACTAAATCACCTTCGTTTGTATGTTTTTTTATAATATCTTCAAATAATGGAATCGATTTTTGTGTTGGATGAAATCTAAACTTATTAGGAGGAATAGGATATTCATAAATTCCTTTATCATACTTATTATTAAAAGTAGGTTTTTTATCTTTACAAGCAGTCAAAGCAATCTCACGAGCATTTGTTAGATAATTTGTGCTACTATTTAGTGGTTTGGGATTTTTTTTGATCCATTCAATAAACCTTATTTGTTTATACTTATATTTTTCTAATAAGTCGTTCAATAATGTAATTTTTTTCCAATCAAACCATATTATAAGTGTCCCGCCTGATTTAAGTTTTTTATAATATAATTTTATAAATTCTTCAAGTTTATCCATTGTAAAATCATGATCCCAATCTCCAAATTCATGCTTAGATTTGAATGCTTTTCCATATATAGTTCCATATTTAATATATTTATCTTTATCATCGTCCGTTTGAATATTATTTTTAGATTTATATTCACCCCATTCATCTTCTGTTTTTTCATTTATATTATTTTCATCATTATATTTAACTATTTCATTTAATTTATTCATTCCAGTTTCTTTTGAAATTAAATATGGTGGATCAATAAGTGCTAAATTTAAAGAGTTATCTTCTACATTTTCTGATAATAATTCTAATCCACATTTATTGTATATTTTTGAATAGCAGTCACTCATTTATATTTATTGTAATTTACTTTTTAAATTATTTCAAATTTTAAATTTGATTATTATACAACATTAATATTTAAAATTAATTTACAATAAATATAAAGTATGCAATCTTTCGGAATTGATCAAGAAGGTCTTGCACTTGCTCTGGCAAATGACAATTGTATTAGTGATTTGGCATGCATCATGGAATTTTTAGATAATTCACTAAAGGCACAAAGTGATAACATTAGTATAATTAATAATGATAACATATTTATCATTCGTGATAATGGTGAAGGTTTTAATAAAAATAAAATAAAAGATATTTTAACACAATATAAACGCCAAGGTATTGAAAATAAAGAATCTTTGTCACATTTTGGTATAGGATTAAAAGCATCATTATATTGTAAGTTAAAAAATGAAAAAAGTTTCGGGTTTATTATTTCTGTTACACAAACAACTAGAGGCCCTCAACCAACAATTATTTATTTAAAATATATTAATAATCTTATTAAATATAATACAATTGAATTACCTTTACCAACGGCACAAAAATTAACAGTTTTTATAAATAAAGGTACAATTATTTATCTAGAAAAAGTATCAAATATTATATTTGATCCAGAAAATGATGATGAAGAAATCATATTAGATTATCTTGAAAAATTTATAGATAATAATATATTTGATAATTCATTTAATGAAGAACAAGAAACTTTATATAATGATTTATGTAAATTATATGCTCCTGTCTTAGAAGATAAATTAAATATTACTTTTAATAATAAAAAATGTGAACCAATACATTTTATTAAAGATACTGATGATTTAGTATTAAATTTAGATATATATATTAAGATAAATGATACTGAACATTTATTATTATTAAAAGATTATAATTATCAATATTCATTAGATGGTAAATTTAAAGAGAAAAATAATAATATTACTAATTATAACTTTGATACAGACAAAAGTATTATTAAATTAGGAAATTTAGAATTTTATAACTCTAAACCTGAAAATGGATTGAAAAGAGTACAAATTAATATTCCTCAACAAAGAATTATTCAAAGAAATAATTTTCCTAAAAATATAAACGGAATTAGAGAACATACTCATTACCATATGAGAATAATATTAAATGTTGATAATTTAGATTATATGAAAAATTATTTATTAGTGCAACAAAAATTACCAAATAATCATATGGCAGTAACCGATCTAGTAAATAAGTATGAGGGTTTGACTCGTGCTGTAGTTAAAATATGTATTAATGATGATATTTTAGAAAATTTTGGTTGGTATATTAATAAAGATGGAGGGAAATCGCATAAACATATGAAATTATGTGATAAACCTGCACCACCCTGTCCAGGGGGGGGCGGCCCTGATCCATATCCAGGAGGGGGATCAGATATAACTTCTGAATCAAGTGATTCAGGTAATGAATCTAAACCAAAACCAGTTAAAAGAAAACAGAAAAATCGTGGTGTGACTCTAAAACCTGGAGGATATTTATATTTATTAACATTAAAAGATTCTGCTGATTGGAAAACACCTGCCGGAAAAACTATTTATAAATTTGGTAAAGCTACAGATTTAAAAGAAAGAATTAATCAACATCAACATAATCACCCAACCAAAGAAATTGATGTAATTTATAATGTTAAAACTAAATTTGAATTAGATAAAAAAGAAACTGAAATTATAACATTATTTCAACAGAAACAATATTTATATAATACTAATTCTACTTCAACCACTGAATTTATTTGTTGCGATAATATTTCAGAAATTAAACAAATTATTAATTCAGTTGTTCCTGATAATTAAATATGAATCCATATCCATATATTTCCAGCGAATTAGTTGATATGTTTTTAGATCATTATCCTCTCGTTGACAAAATGATTAAAGGTAAAAAGAAAGAAAAGGTCATTAGGCCCATAAATTTAAAAAATGGTAAATATATCTCTATATTTACATTAACTCGTGCTAAATGGGATTCGAAAGACTATAAAACAACTATATATGAAGAATCAAATGAAATTATTGTACCATTTATTTCTGGACCTATTCATCATAATAAAGAGTTTTTAAAATTAATGACAAATAAAGATTTAATTATATTCATTGGCACAGGAACAATTAAATATAAACGTGTTTTTCATTATACTGGTAAAATATATAATGTAAAACTATTAGGAAAAGCAGAAGAATACTCTGGTAATTATTTTAAATTTAATATAAATAAAAAAATACAAGATTACATGTACAACCCTGAAGACCCACACAATACATGTAATCAAAATAAACATGCTTGTTGATAAACAGGTACTTCCTTCTCTTTCTTAGATTTATAATTACGTTTTTTATATTCTTCTTTTTCTTCATTATCATTTTCATATAATTCATATTTCTTTTTTTTATATAAACTTATTCTTTTCAATGACTGTTTCTCAAAACAATTTA